GACCATCCTTTCATGATTTGTTCGTTCAGGTCTTTGGCAGGGAAGGTATGGTCGAATAGGACAACCTTCCGCCCTTCGTCAATGGCGCGCTTGAGGAAGCCGTAGACTTCCGCGTTGGTTCTATAGTCTTTGTCGAATATCAAGACGATATCTGATTTGGCCTTTGACTCCAAGTATTTAACCGTTTGCAGGATTGATGCACCTGCAACCGCTAGTCCGTTGTTCAGACACATGGCGTCGAACGGTCCTTCCGTCACCCAGATTCTCTTGTTCCAGTCGATCCGGTCTAGGCCCCAGATCTTTTCTGCTGGTTGAATCTCGAATGTCATGTAGCGAAGATCGCCCTTGAGCATTCGACATTGGATGTGCGTCAGCTCTTTCTTTTCCGAGAAGAACGGGATGACGATGGCTTCTTTCGCTTTGATTTCGCGGTCACCGTAGCCGGGGATGCTTTTGGCAAGCCGACCCAGATCTTCCGTGTACCATAATCGGGCGAGCTGCTCTTTTGGTAGAAGGCGGTGTTCGAGGTATTGGTAGGCCAGGTGCGTAGGTCCAAGGGCTCGGATGGCAGTGCAACGGTCCAAGATAGAATCGGACCCTGCCAGATGCTTTCGGGTGTCGGTTGTCGCCAGTGCTCGGTCATCCTGCTTTACCTTTCGATGTTCGTGGAATCGTTCAAATTTGTAGGCCGATGCCAAGACAGGTGCGACATCTTGGAGAAGGGTCGTCAGCCATCCGGCCTGTCCACAGTTATGGCACTTGAAGTGCGCTCGGTCATCTTTCGAGTATATGTAGCCTCGAGTCTTCGACTTTGATCGTTTCGAGTCGCCACAGAATGGACACCGAAAGCGGTACAGATCTCTGCCGACCTCCTTGAATCCGATTAAATACCCGGAAAGAAGTCGTACGTATTTCAAGTCAACAAAATTCATTACGTTAATTCTATAGAGTTGACGTCCGAAATCCAAGTCAAAGGTGAAACAGTATGTCTAAGATAGAAGAGTTTTTGAAGAAGAACCCAGATGCAATCGCAACGAACTACGGTTGGGTCAACAAGAAGACCGGTGAGTTGCTCGTGTCTATCAAGGGCCTCCCGGGCGCAGTTGAATGGGACATCAAGTCGAAGTCTCTCTTGACCGAGCTGGCCGACAAGATCATCGAGAAGATCGAACCGACCGTCGAAAAGGTCATGGACGAGATTGACGCTGTTCAGGCGAAGGTCGAGGAAGTCGAAGCCAAGGTCGTCGAGAAGATCGACGTCATCGAGGCAGACATCACCAAGGTTGAAGACGGTCTTGCTAAGATGGAAGATGCGATCGATGCTGCACAAGACAAGGTCGAGGAAGTCATCAAGAATTCCCGCGCCAAGAAAGAAGCACCGGCCGCGCCAACCGCAGAGTAATCAAATAATTGCATGAACAGCAAAGAAGCTGCTTTGGAGCTTGCTAGACAAGCTTACTCCTCGAACCGTATATTCAATCAAGAAGAATTTGACACAGACTTCGGGACGTTCATCGCAACCCGACGTCTGATTGTCAAGTTTCTAAAATCTGGTCAACTGAATGAACGTTTGCTCATCAACAATACTATCCTTTGTCTAAATATCTTTGGAAAGTCAGCCGTCAATGAAGTTTATCGACTGCTGCTAGACGATGTTCAGTTCAGCGTCATCAAAGCTATTCTCATGTTCTTGCACCAATATGACTTTAGCATTTCGATCGAAGTCTCACCGAATCGAATCTTGGTCGACGTCTTGAGAGACATTTCGCACAGGTACAACCTGTCGCATCTATGAGGTAATCGATATGGGATTCATGATATTTTTGAAATTGATGGGTGGTAAGATCCTGACCTTCTTGAGAGGTCTACCGTGGCAGGCATGGGCCGCCCTAGGAATCTTGGTAGCTGGTCTACTCTACGGACATCACCAGTTCAACGCAGGTCAAGCTGATACACAGGTCAAGTTCGACGCCTACAAGGCACAAGTTGTGGAAGCCACTCGAAAGGCTCACGATGCGGCCGTCAAAGCCGAACAGTTACAAGGCATAGCTTTCACGGCGATTGCCGAACAGAACAGGAAGGATGTTGAAAATGCCAAACACAAAGGTGATCTCGTTATTGCTGGCCTTCAGTCTGGTGCTCTCAGGATGCGCCACCAGTGGACATGCCCTACCAGTGTGCCCAACACTCCAGCCGGTGCCGCCCTCGCTGATGCAGAAGCCGCATTACGAGCAACAGATACAGGAAATCTTGATCGAATCGGTGCCACAGCCGACGCCCAAGTCGAAGCCCTCCAAGCCATCCTCGACGCCGAGCGCAAGCCACCCCACAACTAAAACGGGTGGATGAGGAATCCGACGAGCACCGTCAAGTAAACCACGACGGTGATCTTCTCCCAGTTGCTGAACATTCCCCAGAATCGCTTCAGAATGCTCATTCTTCGTCTTCCGGTCGGACCCATTTGACCACGCCCGTCTTGATGAAATTCCGAATGGTCCGAGCTGCCCAAGCCGGATCACTGTAGTCATCCAAGCGGCCACCGAAATAGCCGTGCGGTTTGAACAGCGCGTCGGCTTGGCCATAGGTGAGATCGAGAAGTTCTTTCGCGTGGTTATAGATCTTGTCCCACTCGATTTCGAAATCGTCCATGAATGAATCGCCGTTCCTTTCGAGCTCATCCTTCAAGAGCTGTTTTGGATCATTGAAGAATTGAGTCGCGGCTCCTGCGATGCAACAGACCGTCTTACATGCATTGAGCTTCTTGAAGTCTACCTTTTCGAGGTCGCCGATGTACCTGTACCGCACACCGCTTTTCATATCGAAAATGAGTTTCTTGTGCTTGGCTCCACCTTCGAGCCACTCAGCAATCTTTGCCAGCCGGTCTTTGTTCATTTCGATCCCTTCGTGAGTTGAAGTTCTTCCACGATATCTTGGCTCATCAGCCAAGCTGTCACGTCGTCCAGACGGTCGTACAATTCCTTTGAAACTTTCGGATGACGCCCCATGAGCATCATCTCTTGGAGCGTGTCAACGAGCTTCTGTCGATACAGATCACGAGCGGCTTCTGACTTCCACCGCTGATCGAACATCGTGATGTAGGGATCGAGCTTCGTTTCCATTATGACCAGATCTCCACAATGCGCCGCTTCAGCTCATTGTAAAAGGTTGAGTTCCGACCTGTCAAGCAATATTCTGGGCACAAGCGTTGGACGGTGCCGTCCAGATCTCGTCCGAGGCTGCGCGCCTGCTCACCGAGGCCAACACAGGCGTTCAGGTACTTGGCATCTTTGCCGAATGGGTCTAAGACCGCTGGTAGGTCATTCATTTGATTGCCTTATCGCCTGCCGGAGGCGGACTCACCGGGCCGATGAACTCGGCGTCTTCATGGTTGGGTGATTGACATTTCTGGAAGGGCGCTGCCTGGCCAGTGTCTCCGTTGTGAATTTCCCACTTGTTGTAGCGTGGGTGCACGGGGTTGATCGCCTGGCGGGTCAAGAACACCATGGCCCATTGACGGTATTCATCGTCCCGAGCCCAATAGAATCCACTCTGTGTCACTTCGGAGAGTTTCATTAGCCGGGCTTCCGCTCGACCAATTCAACCACATCGGCCAAGACAGTTTCGACGCCGCCATTGTGCACGACATCCTTGCCGCCGACCGATCCGGTCACGCTGGCCATAGCGATGCAATCCAGGGCGCACCGCGTAGCAATCGCCTCGCGGACCAACCAATACCGACCGTGAACTTTGAGGACTTCGTTCTCGATTTTCACCATCTGTCTCCACGTTCTTACCGTAGAGACAGTGTATTAGATAATGTATTGAATGTCAAGCGCCTGTCGAGAATCTTTTGAAGGCAGCAGCGAGCTTGACATCGTACGCATTCTCTCGATAGGCCGATCCGTTGTAGAGGCGTGCAAAGGTTGCCCATGCCTTGGCTTGTAGAGCTTTCAAGAGACGCTTGTCGTTCTTGATGTACGTGACGAAGGCTTCGAGCTGTGCATGTTCACTTTCGAACATCGCATTGACATAGCTCTGGAGATCAGCGAAACCAGCCTGCTTGTAGTTTGATCCGAGAATCTGGAACATGCCCCACGAGGTAGATGCCAGAGCAGCATCTCGATTCAGTTTCGCTGCTCTCTGCAAGCGAGCGTGCTGTGTAGACGACAGTCCGTAGCCACCCCATTTCGGGTTGCTGATGTCCGGATAGTCCTTGTCATAGATGCCACCCGTTGCAGCGCTGAACTTATGGCGTTCGAACAGAATGACAGGTTGACCATCGTCCTGGAAGCCACCGCGCGGCGCTTCGATCGAGTGGACGGCTTTGATAGCAGCTACTTCAACGCCGAGTTCATCGGCAGCTTGTTTGTAGTCGGCTTCGTTCAGTGTGGGTTTGCCCATGTTGATCCTCCGGCGGCGCTGCCGATATTGTTGTCGGTGATTGGATTTGGAATGCGTTGTACGACTCGACCACCTGTTCTAGCGGTCGGTGTCGATTGCTGGACAATAGTACTCTGTCCAGGCTGTCTGATGATTGTGGTTTTTGGTGCAACTGGCACGGCGGCGTTCGATTGTGCAAGGGCAGTAGATAGACCAGTTGAGCTGGCTTCCGGAACAGAGTTGGCAGATGCATAGGCATCGCGGAATCGTCCCTTCTGGAACTCGACGAAGTCCTGTGAAGTCATGCCCGGCTTCCAACCATTGACGCGAAGGTTGCGCCATTCGGTCGCCGAGAGATTCGCACCAGACATAGCACGGATGAAACCACCAGTGCCGATGTTGTGCGCCATGTACAGATTCTCACCTGTCACCGGAACTCCAGCCTTCCTCAACCTGTCTGCGTTGTTCTTGGCGAGGAGTGCGGTAGCTAGGGCATTGGTTCTCTGGTCGCGGCGTGGATCGGCCTGGGTCCTGAATGTCTGTTTGGTGATCGGCTTCATACCAATTGACTTACCGTCTGCCGTACCTGCAAGTTCGTTCCAGGTGTCGTAGGTGAACTGGCCGATACCGATAGCACCAGTGTTCGAATCCCTACCTGTCCAGCCACCTTCCATCTTGACGAAGCCACGAAGAGTAGCAGTATCTATTCCAAAGCGCTTTGCACCTTCATCAATGTAGCTATCGACGTCCTTGCCGAATCCTTTGAACTTGGCGTCACGATGACCTTTGCCTTGACCAACCGGGTGCCAATCACTTCCGATCGGCTTGCCTTGTGGTGGAGGTGATATGGTAGATGGTGCGCGAACCGGAGCCTGTCTCGGATCGGTGGTGACCAAGAGCTTGCTTGCGGCAACCGTCTGTGCAACCTGTGTAGCGGACACGGCTTTCGGAACTCCTGCCTTTGCTGCCTTCGGAAGGACTTGACCTGGAACCTTGGCAGCTTCTGCCACGATTGCGTCTTTCACTTGGGCAACCTGAGCCATTGTCTGGGCCGTTGGTGCGGCGACCGGAGCAACACGTTCGGTCTCTTCGAGGATGCCAGCTTTCTTGAACACCCACTTCAAGACACTCGAACCCTTGATCTTTGTCCAGATCTCTCCGATGAACTTCAGACTCTTAGTGATCAGTTCGAACGGAATCATCTCCGAGAATTTCACTGCCAAGGCAACCAGTCCACCCATCAGACCAAGGAACAGAGTGGATACAATACCACCCCTCTTCTCGGTCTCTGGATCTAGTTCGCCGTTTCCTGGAACTCCGGTCACAATCTCTTTGATCTGATCGAGATTCTGAGTAATGACACTGAGCGTGCTGCCGTCTGATGCGGCTTCCGCCTTTTCGGGCGTGTGCTTCGGCTCGAGTGGTCCCACTGCGGCTTTCTTAACCGTCTTCAACTTTTGCTTCGGATCAGCCTTCTCTTCCTTCTCTTTGAGGAGTTCAGAGACGACACCGAGGAGCGGAATCTTCTTGGTGATGACCTTGTGCAGGTATTTCTTGGAGTCGTTGGAAAGATGCTGGGCGATCGTAGTCTTTGGATCAACCTTCGGCTTCTTTGGCTTTGCGCCCTTCTTGGGTTTATCACCCTTGAATATGTTGAAAATGCCTGGGAGCGCCATCTTAAGTCATTCCGTTCGAAAACACATGAGCATTGGCAGCGCGAATGAGCTGATCAGGGTTGCGAACCGTCAATGGAGCGGATGGAGCACGTTGACCGATGTTCGAGTGCATTCCGCCTGCCTGGATAGTTGCGACAGGCGGAGCAGGTAGATTCACTATCATTGGCGCTGAGTTGGCTTGTTCGGCTGTGGTCGTTGTGGTCTGCAGGGCTCTTGACACATTCGTTGCAATCGGTTGAGCAGCTTTCACTGGTTGGATCAGTGGCATGCGTTCTGGTTTGGTCGCCGGCTGTATGAATGGTTCCATTGCTGGCTTGACGGATGGCATGACAGATGCACGAGCTTCTGCCACGCGAAGTGTACTTGGCATCACAGGCTGTGCGTTCCTGACGACTCTCGGCAGTTGTGGCGTTGGTGGGATCGGTGCCGGACGTTCGACCTTTGGCTTGCCTGGTTCCATCGCCATTGGCGGAGCTGCAGGACGAGCCGTTGCAATGATCGGCTGTGGTCTTGGTGCTTCTGCTGCGACAGGTTCAATCGTTGCTGGAGTTCCGGACGCTGCCTGTCTTTCTACCTGTTGTGCGGCCTGGAAGTCTTGACGTGCGAGGTTTGCATCCATACCCAAGGCGATGGCATTCAATGCAAGTGATGCTCCACCTGACTCCGGAGCCAAGAGACCGCCTGCCGTTGCGAGTGCACCCGAGCCGACTTCTTGAGCAGCGCCAGACCAGTCGCCATCCCATGCGCGCTTTGCACCGAAACCTAATCCGAGTGCAAGTCCGAGGAGAGGAATCTGTTTCGCGATTGCCTTGGCGCCTAGCTTACCTGCGGCCTTGGCACCTTCCTCGGCAGCAACCTTCTCACCAGCCTTGAGAGCGACCTTCTCAGATGCAGCGGTGACAGCTTTCTCTGCTGCCTTCTCGCTCACCTTCGTAGCGGCTTTCTCAGATGCCTTTGCACCGGCACGGGCAGCAGCTTTCTCGCCTGCGCCACTGGTTGCGTCCTCTGCTGCTTTGGTTGCACCACCTAGGCCAGTCAATTTCTTGACGATGGCGGTGAATCGTGCTGCCTGCTTTTCAAGGAACTCTGCAGACATCTTGATCATCGAGAATCCAGGAATCTTGTTTGCGAAGAGGAGTAGAGCTGGCAAGAGACCACCAACCACACCGAGGATGGTTCCAATGATGCCACCCTTCTTGGCTTCGCCTTCTCCAGAGCCAGTACCTAGCTTGTCGAGCAAGATGTCTTTGATTTCGCCGATCTGGTTGGAAATGACCTGGAGTGAACTCTGCTTTGCGTCATCGAGATGCTTGACACCCTCTGCCTCGGCAGAACGCTGCTTCTGTTCGGCTTCAAACTCCACCTTCTGCTCTGGCGTTGCATCTGCCGCGGGCGCCTTGACATCATCACGGATGGCTGCATATTTCGAATAGAGGTCAGTGGCCTTTCCGAGAAGTGGAACTCTCGAATTCAACGTGTTCAGGATCGACTTGCCACTTCTCTGTAGACCAGAACGGGCCAGCTTACCTGCACCGGATGCAAAGCGACTGACGAGACCGCGTTCACCTGCACCAGCGACGACAGTGGCAGCTCCCTCGGTCTCTGCTCCGGCCAATGCTGCTTCAATGAGTGGTGCCGCTACTGCCATTTACTTTCCTGATTTCGCTTCGTTCTCGGCCATCTGGAGGATGACTGTGAGTTGCATCTCGTAGTACGGCATTTCATTCAAATCTGCTATCGAATATCCCAGCCGCACGAGTTGGTGGCGCACTCCCATCAGGTCTTGTAGCATACCTGTCGGAAGTGCTATACGAAAAAATCCTCGAGACCTCGAAGCTCGAAATGATGTTTCGTCATGCACTTGGGACAAACAACATCGACCGGGAGGACGAGTTCAGGAGTTTCCTTGAAGAAGCCTGCGATCTCATCCAGTTTGTCGGATGCTAGGTCGTTCAACCAAGCGCTCAACTCTTCTAGTGTGAAATCGACGCCTGGGATATTTACCTGGTCTCCGTCGACAATGCACTCGATGCCAGCAAAGATGAACTGTTCGGTCACCTGCCAGACATCACCAGACGTCTGGAACTTCTTGTAGTCGCTGAATGTCGGCACCTTGAGCTTCACGAACTGGTTGTCACCAAGCTCGATTGTCTTGGTCGGCACATAGTCTTTCGGGAACTCTAGTTCGGCCTTCTCGAGATTCAAATCGAGCTTGAAGCTGTTCTTGCAGGGCTCTTCCTTCGGCTCCGGATTCTCTTCGGTCGCCTCTGGGGTGTAGTTCGCACCGCAGTTGTATAGACCCTGGGCGCGATTACCACTCGACTTGGTGTAGATCTTCAAGAAGATCAGATCGATCAGGTGCATCGGTAGCTTGCGGACGTCGACCTTGCCACGAGTAGCAGCCTCGACAAGATCGAGGATGACTGTGACAATGGCGTCTTGGTCTTTGAGTTCAAGCGCCGTGAGTAGGTTTTTGGTTTCACCTACCTTGAATGCGCGATACTGAATTGTCTTCTTGATTTCTGGTAGCGGGAGATTGAAATAAATCCCTTCAACTTTTCGGAGTGCCATCTAGTTTCTCTCTTTTCACGTAAGGCTTGTCCTTGCAGAACTTCAGCAAGTCTTCGCAGTTCATCCCAATAACTTGAGAATGTATAGGTTTACCCAACTTCTGTGCAGCTAACCAACGATGATGTCCGTCAACGACAAAGCCGTCCTTGCTGCTGATGATCGGCTTGTGATCCCATCCGTTCTCGGCCAGTGCATTGACCTTGTCCTCGTCAAAATGAGCTTGAGTTGGAGTCAATCGGTCTGGTCGAACGAGCTTCTTGATCATCGAAATATCATGATCGTTCAGGTCTTTCGTGAATGAAGCGAAGTCAGACAGCTGCGGCATTGCATAGCGCTGCTTGTCGAGACCCTTGTCCTCGTTCGGAACTTCTAGTCGTTCTGCTAGGAACTCTTGGAAGGTCTTCATAGCTTGTATTTCTGCAGGCTCTTTGGAGCTCCAGCCGCATTGTCCTTGTGGTGATACCAGGTCTTCTTGTCACCATCGAACTTCATGCCGTGCGCCTTGGCTACATCCTTCTGTGCGAAAGGGACCTTGTAGTGAACGCGGTCTGCTGGTTGAATGTTCCAGTTGTGTGCATGTCTTTGATGATGACGGAGAGCGGCATCTTCCTTTTCAAGGCCTACGCAAGTCGAGTCGGACCAATCGTCACGCATCTCGGCCAACTCTTCATAGTCGGCCATCTCTTTCAAGATCTTCTTGGACAGATCGGTGGAGAGTTTCTTGATGATCTCCTCGTCCTTTGGCTTGCGACGGGTGATTCCACCGAGTGGCTTGTCAACTCCAGATGCGACAGGAGCAGCAACGCACACATCTTCG